TCTTGTTTCACATCAACAGTCAACTTCTTTGAGTTGTCTGCTAAATTTGTGTTACAAAGATCTCCAACTGGTTGAGGCCTATACGGTTCCGGTGGTTTAGCAATAACCGGTCTTGAATAACCAAATATATTAGCAATATTACTGACTGCAGAAGCAGCCAATTGTGTTGCCAACGCAAAAGGTTTCAAAATTGGTATTGCACTGAGGGCACCAGCAGCTTTCGCTACTACAGCGGCAGGTTTAGAAATCATTCCTTCTGTTCCAGAATATTCATCCTTTTCCACACCACTTTGTGCCGACAAACCATTGGAATTGGCATGAGTAGGAGCAGCAAGCTGCACATCCTCAGCCCAAGCATAAGCTGTAATCGTCACAACGTCAGTACCACCGAGAATACCGTTTGCATGCTTAAGATCTGTCAAGGTACGCACGGTTATCAGACCCATGTCATCCCAATCTCCTTCCACTACATCGATATAATCTTTGTACCAGAAGAAAGGTAATGCCATATGACCACCCTGAGAGATGGTCGGGTCTAAAAACAACCGTGGCATTTGGGACATTTGAATATTGTCCTGCGGTACCAAAGCAGCATTAGCAGTCAATGTGTCGCTAACATGTAAAGGTTGATAGGCAGCCAACAATCTTCCAAAGAAGAAAGGGTTACCATTAACCAAAAACTTAACGTGTAACTTACATCTCAAAAAATTGTAATTTGTCACACGGTTAGCAACACGCGGATTCTCGAAAAATAGAGCCCATGGATTAAAGGTTTCATAAAAATTTGTTGATGGGGACCATTCTTGCTGAAAAACTTTCAGTGGACGACGGAAGAAATTTGCCAATGACGCATCATCTGTGTCATTGAACATTCTTACTTCGTCCATTTCTGAAGGTATATCAACTTCTGGTTCATTCATTGCATCCTTAAAATCAATGGTCTCTTGTGTCACTGTCATTCCCATGCCAGCGCCACTAGACGCTTGCCCAGAATGAGGCTCAAACATGCAAGAACAATAATCTTCTTGCAAACCGCATTCTGTGCAATAGTCCAGTCCCAACCAAGGAATCACTTCCCCGGCACACTGAGGTTTTAACTTCGGTGCTTTAGGACAATTAAAAGAACTTTCGTTACGTTTACGTTGATCGCGAAGCTTCTTTAATTCTCTTCGTCGACTACGCATTGATATTTTAGTTTTAGTAAGTCAATATCACTGCATTCCCTAAGGTGACTCAGCCCAGGGAGTGAGGCAACGTTTTTGGGCGACAAACCCTCCGTAAAGACGGCTAAGTCTCACAATGCAAGCCTTTAGAGTATCAGGTGTATTACCCTTACCTGATTTACAAATGGTGTAAACTCTTATGGTATCCAATACATTGTGATAGATTTTGCTTTCATCCTGAAGCAGATCTATTAACTGCTCTTGCCATTTTAATGGGTTGACAAAGGCCCAAATTAGGAGTTTATAGATCTCCAAAATCTTCGAGGACAGTGTCGTAGAGCTTGTAATCTTTCGAATACTTTTCATGCCATCTATCGACAATCTCC